TTCGGTGAAGATGAGAACGTTGCAGTCCAAGCTTACTTTAAGTCAGACGAAGGCTTAGAGCAGTTTGAAGCACTAGAGAAGTTGTTAGCTCTCTAGGTATTAAAAAAATATATATAAACAGGAAGGAGAATCTTAAACGGTTCTCCTTTTTTGTTGTATCTTTGTCAAATGATTAATAACGTAAGGAAGACTGTACTCAGTGTACTGAATAAAAACAACTACGGGTATATCAGTCCCGACGATTTCAATATGTACGCTAGACAGGCACAACTAGATGTGTTCGAGTCTTACTTCTATTCCTTTAACAAGGCGGTGAACTTCACCAACCAAAGGATAGCAGGTACAGACTACGCAGATTTAGTAGAGAAGATTGAACAGGACATAGACACATTCCACGTGACGAACGCTCTAACAGTTAACCCTGCAGGAGGATACTTCGCTCCATCCCTAACTACTACAGGTGATGAGGCTTATATGATTATGGGACTAGACCTATTGAACGACGCAGGGATGTTCGTAGGAGGAGCTACAAGGATTAGTAATAGTAAGGTAAGAGCATTGGTTGCTTCTAACTTAACTGCTCCTTCTTTTAGCTCAGCAGTATACACAGAGAACAACGGAACGTTTACTACCTATCCTGCTACTGTAGGTGCAGGTAACTTAGAGGCTAAATACGTACGCTACCCTGCTGAACCTAAATGGACGTACCTTTCTTTCGGGAATGGTGAACCATTGTTTAATGGTAGTGCTACAGATTTCCAAGACTTCGAAGTCAGTCCTTCAGAGGAGAGCGAGTTAATCAATAAGATATTACAAATGGCAGGTATGTCTATCCGCGAAATTAAAGTGGTAGAGACTGCAGACAAGGAAGAAGAACAACGCAAGACTAACAAGACTAAATAATGGCTTATCTATCAGAGTATGAATACTACGCTAACGGAGGTGCTGCACCAACGGATAGCAATTGGGGAGAGTATCAGTACGTGGGACTTGAGGATGTGGTACGTAACTACAAGCTCATGTACACGGGGAATACTTCCTTAGTTAACAACGTTGAGAATTTCAAGATTCTATTCCACGCCAAGCGTGCGATACAGGAACTTAACTACGATGCATTCAAGGAAATTAAAACCATGGAACTAGAGGTCGCAGACTCTCTACGCTTTGTCTTGCCTTTGGACTACGTAAACTATGTACGTATATCCCTAGTGAGAGGAGGTATCTTATACCCACTACAACAGAACACTCAGTTGTTGAGTGCAACATCATACTTGCAAGAAGATAACGGTCAGCTAAACTTAGACGTAGCTAACGGTGGTATACTAACCGAGGAGACCTCAGAGCTAGAGCTAGCGGGAGGAGTAAAGCTATTCCAATCAGGGACAGGCTCTGATGCTATATATTCTAACAAGCATCCACAGTTTACTATTGACAAAGCTAGAGGGGTAATTAACTTTACGTCAGGCATGAGTGGTGAGACTTGCTTAGTTGAATACATTTCAGATGGTATGGAAGGAGGTGACAACTCTCTTATCCAAGTTAACAAGATGTTCGAAGAGTACCTATACGCATACATCACATACTCTATCTTAGATTCTAAGCTAGGTGTACAGGAGTACGTAGTACGTAGAGCTCTTAAGAAGAAGACAGCATTGTTGCGTAACGCTCGCATTAGAATTAGTGACATTCATCCCGGACGCCTGCTTCAGCAGATTCGTGCAATGGGTAATACAATTAAGTAATAATGGCTACAACACAAAGGAACTTCATTCAAGGTAAAATGAACAAGGAGCTCGATGAGCGTCTTGTAAAGAACGGAGAGTACGTAGATGCCCTTAACGCAAAGATAATGGCGTCAGGAGGCTCTAATGACGGTACACTTAGATTGTCGTACGGTAACACACAGCTTACTTCTATCGAGGTAGGCGGCTTGCCGTTACATGATGATGCCAAATGCATAGGTACTTTTGAGGAGGGAGGTGAGGATACAGTATATTGGTTCATCACTACACCATTCATCGGAGGGCAAACTTGTAACAGAGCAGACCTTATTGTTTCCTTTAATACGCGCCTTAATGTTTTAAACTACCACGTTGTAAGCACACAGTCTACAGAGGTAGCAACACAGACTACATTAAACTTTTCTCCTGACAACCTAATAACATCTATCAATAAGGTAGGTGATTTGTTATTCTTTACTGACGGTGTAAACCCTCCACGTAAGATTAACGTAACAAGAACATACGGTAAGTCTAGCAACGCAGTTAACTACCTTGACGTAATCAATGAGGATGAGTTGATGGTAATCAAAGCTCCTCCGTCTCAAGCTCCTGCAGCTAAGGGACTCACATTAGGTACTGATGATAACTTCTTAGAAGATAAGTTCGTTTCATTTGCATACAGATACAAGTATATTGATGGGGAGTACTCAGCTACCTCACAGTTTTCACAAGCAGTATTCGGAGCTAAGCCTTTTAACTTAGCCGTAGCTACAGGTGACAATGAGGGAGCAGTTAATATATTTGACGCAGTAGATATTACTTATAACTCAGGCTCAGACCAAGTGATTGGTATTGACATCCTCTATAAGGAGATGAACAACAACATCATTAAGATTGCGGAGCGTATAGATAAGAACACAGCAGCTCTAACAAACAATCAGGACTACACGTTTAGCTTTGATGGTAAGCAGACCTACACTGTACTTAACTCAAGTGAGATACTACGTCTATATGACAACGTACCTTTAACAGCAGAAGCTCAGACCATTATGAGTAACCGTCTAGTATACGGTAACTACGTAGAAGGAAACGATATGACTACCGCTTCAGGTGAGAAAGTATCTATAGACTATGACGCATACATGGCGCATAGCTTCCAAGGATTCCACGAGATAGCAGCAGACGTTGTAGGTGTACATAACAAAACCATCGGTGGACATAACGAGACTGTACCTTGTCAGGTAAGGATAGATGTTAACCCTGACCTAATGGTAGCAGGTAATGTATTGGATATATCTATTGAGTTTAAATCATCTGATACAATCTTCCATGGCAACACTGTAGTTGTACCACCTACCCTTGTTAACTTCAGCTACACATTACTACAGAACTTTGACAGTGCTCATCACCTATGCACTAACGCAGACTTCAAGGCTAAGATTGGTACGCTCGATTCTATTAAGAAAGTATACGACCCTGCTAACCCTACGTCAACAGACACGTCGTGTGCAGGAGCTACACTTACAGACATTGTAAACTGTGCTGTAACATCACCTTCATTGTACGCTACAGGACACGATGTAGATAACGAGCCTATCGGTCTTGTATCTAATTGGGTACTAGACCACTTCTTCTTGCAGCTACCTGTTCTACATTTCGTAAACGACTTAGCTAACCCTACATCAAACAGCTACGGATACCTAGAGGCTACAGGTGTTGATGTTCAGCTACTCGCACCGGGAAACGGAAAGACATTAAAAAGTAATAGAGGTTACGAGGCTGCCATGATATACATGGATAAGTACGGACGCTCTAGTACACCACAGGTAAGTAGTAATAGTAACGCATCAACAACTCATGCTGACTCTACTACTATCAATCATATTAACGTAAGCATACCTGCATCACAGATTGCTCCTTCTTGGGCGACTCGCTATAAGTTTGTTCTTAAGCAGACTGAGGACTTGTACGATACTATATACTCTACAACATACTTCCGTTCAGGAGGTTCAGGAGATACATACTTCCTTTTAGAAGGAGAGAATGCTGCTAAGGTTGAGAAGGGTGATAGATTATTTGTTAAGAAGGATATTGAAGGAGCTCTCAGCAGGTCTGTACCTGTTACTGTTCTCGATAAGACTGTTGAGGAAGAAGGGTTCAGAACTTTCTATGACGCAGCAAACGTAGCGGTCGTTGCTCCAACAGGAGTATACATGAAGGTCAATAGCTCAAGCTTCTCTTCAGAGGTTTCAGCTGAGGGTGCTATCGAAGTACCCGTTGTTGATGGTAAGTCTTTAGGATGGACTACCGATGAGGAAAGCATGTTCCCTACTGCAAAGTTCGGACCTTTCGTTGGTTCTATTGAAGGAGGAACAAGAGTTGCTTTAGATATAAACTTCAAGAGAAGAGGAGTATCAGACGGTAACAACTTATGTGAAAGAAGAAGGTATGACCTAGAGCAGGTGCTAACCGTATCAAGAGACTACAACTCATTCGCAGAGTGGTGGGTAGGTGACGATATCAAAGGTACACTAAACTATGGTGTAGAAGAAGTAGGTGGAGAAGGAGGAGAGATTTACAACCTGATGGCTAACCCGGGATTCATAATGACTAAGGCAGACTACGATGCAGGGCAGATGCCTCACAGCGTAGATACTAACTACTACCAATTCATTAATGATGGAGGAGCTATATACTTATACGTCAGAGGTACACGCTCATGTGGTTCATCTCTTAAGAAGAGGTCTACCGTATCAGGTTCTATAACGCTTTCACCTGTAGGTGGAGCTATAGTGTTTGAGACTGAAGGTCAACTATCTCCTGACGATGTATGGTATGAGAACGAAGAGTCATTCGAGATTGCAGGTGGTTTGCATATGGGTAACGTAGCAAATCAGACAGCACAGGTTGGTGCTCAGTTAAGACTATCGTTCAGTAACGCAGTAGTTTTCGGTGATGGTGTAGAGTCTATGAAGATTCACGATTCTATCATAGG